CAGACCCGTCACCATGACGCCATCAGACTGCTTGGTCGGCGCCGCGTCCAGAATGGCCTGGAACGCCCCCTCGACCTGAGCCTCATTTCCACCGAAAAATGTGCCCAGACCCTTCTTGATCACATCCTTGGTCAGAGACCCTTTGATCGTTTTTGTCTTGAAATTAACCTTCACCTTGTCCTGAACCTTTACGGTGTCAATCTCGTTTTCTTTCATATGACGCGTCACAAACTGGCGAAGATCCTTCTCACGCTGGTTTAGAACGGTGAGATCTTTGCGAGCTGCGGCCAACTGGGTCTTTAAACCTACCCACTCGGTCATGGCTGCTTTAAAGTCCATATTTAGTAACTACGCAGTAGTTATTTGTGCGTAGCTTGACGCAAACTTTTCATCACAAAGCCTTCGGCTTACATGTATTCCGGGCTTATCTCAAACTTGGGGCGCATGGTGTCGGGGGCGATCGTGCTGAGGTTGAAGATGCTGACGGGGGTGCGGGGGTTGATTGGCTCGGAGCGGAACTGCTGGTTGGCGTTGCGCAGAACGCCGCCGACAGTCTCTGGGTAGCCAATCTGGCTGCGGGGGTCCAGGTAGTTCTGGCCGCTCAGAATCTTGTCTGGGCTGAACTGACCAAAGTCCTCGGTCTGGACAACCTCACGGGGGATCAGGCTGGCAGATGACACGTCACCCTCGTATTCGGTGGCGGGCACCATGGCACCTGAGACGGCGCTCGCTGGGGTGCTGCCCATTGGGTAGCCAGACAGAGCCGCGCCCGAGAAGCCGCTGGCCTTGGGGGCGAACAGGAGGAAAAGAATGACTGCGAGCAGAAGCAGAATTGCCAGTCCCTTGCGATCCATATTATTAATAGTTACCGATAATTTTTTTGGGCTGGGGTCCGAAGGACTTGGGTGGGGAGGGGGGAGGACAGTTCCTGCGGAACTGGGGCTAGTCCAGGTAATCGGCCGGGTCATCGTCGACCTCATCGGCCGGCTCGTCCGAGAAAAGGTAGTCCTTGGGGAGCTCGGGGGTCTTGGGTGGCGCCCGGACGCGCACCTGGAGAATACGCCAGATGGGACCGAACGACTTTTTCAGGAACCACAGACCAGACAGCTCGAGTACCACATCGCACGACGTCTCGGGCTGTATATCCTGGAGCTCGACTGGGTTCTTGCGAGTGTCGAACGCAAGAGTCGCCACCTGACCCTTGACCGTCGCGAGAGATGCGCCAAGCACACCGTCGGTCACGCTCTCCTGCCACGCGTTCTGGATGGTCTCGTCGCTCAGGTCCTTGCCGAACCACTCCTGCTTCGACAACTTGGCCTGGGTCAAGATCTGTTCATCAATGACTGAGAAAAGATTGGAACTACCAGTCTTGAAGTTGACCGACTTGGAGGCGAGTGAGTCCTGAAGAATCAGACCGTTCACCTGGTGACGGGCACCAGTAATCTTCAAAAAGTAGCGCCCGTCTGGAAGCTTCTGGGGCGTCGCGTACTCCATTATACTACTGAAAACTAATTTCTTCTTTAACACTAGATGACTACGTGTAGTTCCGATATGATCACGAAGGGCTGCCAGTGCTTGGCCAATCCCACCGATCCTGGGTCTCAGGTGTGCGCCTATATAAACCGTCAGAACGGCCTGGTGTCTCCATGCGACTCTGGCTGCTGCGTCCCACGCTGTAAAATCAACACGATGATCCCTTCGATTCTTCAATTTCAAAACGAATTTCGATCATCGTCTGGCACGGCACTTCCGAAAGGATTTGGGGTTGAGCTCGCGACAAGTGATGCCCCTACGCAAATGAAGGGGTCATCAGACTACACGCCCCCTGACACGCGGTACCAGTCGGTCTGGGAGAGAATGATGATTCCTCTTTTGATGCTTCTCATCGTGTTTTTGACCATCGCATCCCTGGCTTAAAGATGGGCCACCTGTGTATAGTAGAAATGGCCGCTACCGTTGAGACCCCAGTTACCCTCGAGCTGCTTGCCAAGGAGCTGAAGGCGCTGCGCAAGGATGTGCGCAAGATCCGTCAGCACTTTGAGGACCCCACGGGTGAGAAGCAGGCTGCCCGTTCCCAGAACAACGGCTTCAACAAGCCCCTGAACGTGACGGATAAGCTGCGCGCCTTCCTGAGCCTGGCGGCCGATGAGAAGATCTCTCGCTCCCAGGTGACCGGTCGCATCAACACCTACGTGACCGAGAAGGGCCTGAAGGCGGGCCAGAACATCACACTGGACGCCACCCTACAGGATCTGCTGCAGCCACCAGAGGGTACTCAGATCACCTTTCTGAACATCCAGAAGTACATCAACCCCCACTATATCAAGGAGCCTGCGGCCGAGAAGAAGCCCCGTGAGAAGAAGGTCAAGGCGGACGAGAAGACGGAGTCTTCGACCGCGGACGCGCCCCCAAAGGAGAAGAAGGTTCGCCCAAAGGTTGCGAAGGCGCCAGCTTCTTAGGTTGTCTGATCGCGTAAGGGGCTTAAAAGTATGCGTGTAATGTAATACAAAACAAAATGGAGTCCACACCAGAGCTTTCACGTGAAACCCTGAACGCTCTAGTTGGGACTAAAATTAAGGATCTAAATTTGTACCGCCGCGCCTTTACTCATAAAAGTGCATTGAAGCGCTATTCTGGTCTGACTGGTTCGTACGAAACTCTTGAATTCATGGGCGACTCTGTACTCGGATTTATAATCACAAAACATCTGTTTGACCAATATGAAAAACACCAAGAGGGGTTCCTGACCAAGGCGCGGACCAAGATGGTCCGTGGAAAGACTTTGTGCGAAATTTCTAAAATTCTAGGCCTTGAAAAGTTGATTCTCATGGATGAAAAGGGGGAGCGCAACGGATGGAACACCAACGAGCACATCATGGAGGATGTCTTCGAGGCGCTCGTGGGTGCCATATATCTGGACCTCGGTATGGTTCATGCCAAACAATTCGTTCTTGAATCGTTCACAAAGGTGGAGACTTCCCTTGTGGATGACAATTACAAGGACCAGTTGATGCGTTGGTGCCAGGCCCTCAAGTACCCGCTGCCGGAGTATCGCGTCGATGGTCAGGCGAACGGGCAATTCTTCATTACGGTCATAGTGGACGGCATGGAATGCGGGGCGGGTTTCGCACTTACGAAGAAACAGGGGGAGCAGAACGCAGCCGAAATTGTACTTAAGACGGATCCTCGATTCAAGAGTAAGAATGGAGGACCCCCTAAACGTGAGGGGCGTAGTGGAGATAGCCAAGGAGCTCCTTGCGGCTGAATATGCGGAACAAAGATCTGATGAATGGTTAGCGCTCCGTGAACAAATGATCACGGCAAGTGACGTCGCGAGTGCGATCGGTGAGAGTCGTTACGAATCTCCTGATGCGTTTGTGAAGAAGAAGGTTCTGAGCCTCAAGTGGGCCGGAAACGCCGCGACGGCACATGGCACCGCACTCGAGCCCATGGTACGTGACCTGTACGACCAGCGAACCGGGCGCAAGTCTCACGAGATTGGACTCGTTCAGCATCGCAAGTACCCGTGGCTCGGGGCATCCCCAGATGGCGTCACGGAGGATGGGCTTCTCATCGAGATAAAGTGCCCATTGACGCGTAAAATCGAGGCAAAGGTGCCCAAGCACTATCTCCCCCAAGTCCAACTTCAGCTCGAGATTACGGATCTTGAAGAGTGTGATTTCGTTCAGTACCGGCCGGCGAAGACTGAAGGCGGTGAGCCCGAGTTTGTGGTTGTCCGCGTCAAGCGTGACCGTGCTTGGTTCGAAAAGAACCTCCCCGCTATGAAGGCGGCATGGGACCGTATAGTCAATGGCAGGGAACATGGACTGTGTGAACTGGTTGACGACCCGGCCCACCCTCAGTTTAAGAATGAAATTGTATGTGAGTTAGTAGAAGATGGTGACACCTGAGGAGGCTTTTCGGGATATTTTCGGACCGAAACCAGAGGCGCCGAAGTGTAGTCACAAAAACCGGTTCCTGAAATGTCGCGAGTGTACCGGAAACTTTTGTGCCAAGTGCATTCAGCTTGAGGTTCATTTTTGCCCCAACCTGGATGAACGGTCTAAAACTGAAAAAGAGAATTTATCAAAGAAATTAGTCAAGGTGGTGGCCCCCAAGGTTGCTACTTTTTGATACGGGAATACAGGTAAATGACCAGCGCAATAAGCACGAGCCAGATGAGCAAGTCAGGACCCTTAAAGACCTGCGCCGTCCACGTGTCATCCTTGGCGCGCTGGCCACCCATCCAGCTCCATGGCTGACCTGGCCGCGCCCAAGACACCGTCCCGTCTGGGAACTCGTTCTTGCGCGCTGGGAAACCACGGAAGGGCGCTGGGCTCGAGTCGGCCGTCTTTAAGTACATGGACCCAGAGAGGTTCATGTTAGGGTCGGAGCCGCCCATGAGAGAATCCGCGTAGATGGTGGGCTCCTCGCTAATCTCCGTAGTATATGATCCATCGATAGGAATCGTGCTCGGGAACCCATCGGAATAAACACCGAAGGTTCCGGACCACGTGTATGGGTTGAAGCGATTGATGCTCAGGTCATCACATGCCATAGCGGCCGTAGCCATATTAACATACGCTTACATTATTTTTAGTTCCTGCGTAAAACTTCGTCTGGACTTTCTGGCGGTGAAGTTCCCACATCGTGTCCATGTCAACGTTTAGCATATGGGCCAGCTGGAAAAGATAACTGAACACGTCACCCATCTCCATCGTGATATCAGTTCCCCGATCCTTTTTGAGTCCCGTCTTTTTGTAAATTCGCTGGTTCTGGCGGATACTGGATGCCAGCTCACCCATCTCTTCGTTCAGAAGCATCCATACGATACTTACTGGAGCTTTGTCCCACCCCTTCACTTTGCACATCTCGGCAGTTTCGTCACGAAACCTATTCATTATGAATAATACCCGCCAAGTCTCTAAGCTTTGTTGATGAAGCGACGCATTTTGAACACTACAAAAAGAGCCGTCATGAGCATCACAAACTCAGCCCCCAGCTTCCAGTTCTCCACCTTGCGCGCGTCACCCGTCTTGGCCTGTGCCCACGGCTCGACGACCGCGCTACTGAAGAGGCGGATCGCACGGTCGATGGCGAAGAAAATGAAAAAGCCAATCAGGATATCGTCCAGTGTGCGCATTTAGAACGCAATCTTGCTGTTGTATGGCATTTTATTTCCATATGTGCTCGTGCTGACTGGGGCTGCGAGTGGCACTGGGTTCGAGGAGATGTCGCGCAGGTACACGAGCTGCTGGAGGACGCCGGTCGAAACGGTGGCCGTGGCCTCCTTGGCGACTTGGCGATTCATCGCCTCCACCTGGCCCCTCACGTCACGGTATGCGTCCCGTGACATGTTGGTATAGACCCGCTTCATGAGCGCCTGTAAGTCGGCGTCGTTCTGGCGCTCGATTTTCACACCAGTTTTGGCCTGGACCGAATCGATGATCATGGCGTGTACCTGCTCGCGGTTGAATTCAGAAAAGAAAGCGTCCGTGAGGGGCGTGGGGAGCAGACGGGTGCTCATTTGAGATTAGACGAGGATAAAAAATATGGACATTATCACAGGATGGGTTACATATACATGATAAAGAACAAGTTTAATGGTAAATGTTATATAGGTCAGACTATACAAAAAAACGTACATAATAGATGGAGAGCTCATAAACACTCGGTTGATACTGTTATGGCGTACGCATTTGAAAAACATGGTATAGACAATTTTGAATTTTCAATTCTTTCAGAAGTACCCAATGAGCAGCTAGACGAGGCGGAAATTTTCGAAATTAAGACGCGCAATACAATTTCACCATATGGATATAATATTGAATCCGGTGGAAATATATGTAAAACTGTTCATCCCTCTACTAGAGTAAAAATGAGGGATGCGAAAATTGGCGAAAAGAATCATAATTTCGGCAAACCCAGAAGCGAAGAAACCCGGCAAAAGACTGGTCTAGCTCATATAGGTTTAGTACACACGGAAGAAACTAAACAGCTTATAAGTTCAAAGAAAAAAGGAACAAATATAGGTGAGAAAAATCCATTCTTTAACAGAACTCACACCGTAGAAACAAAGTCGAAACTAGGAACTGCAGTTGACAAGTATACAAAAGATGGCGAGTTCTTGGGATCTTTCTCGACGGTTACATTCGCAGCTCAATCCGCGGGAATAGACAGAAAGTATGTGACGGCTTGTCTTATAGGTCGCCAGAAGACTGCCGGAGGATTTTCATGGAAGTACGCTGTTAACGGGGATAGAGAAATGTCGAGTATATAATACAATGAAGGTCGTGAAGAGAAACGGGGACG